TGTAGCACGTGCCACCCGGAAGGGTGGAACACGGCCTCTTATGCCATTTCGGCATCGGAGAACTATATGTGATTCCCAGTGCATAATCGCGCAATTCTGCGGTCGTGCGGGGCGAGCCAGGGGTGAACCCTGTAATCAAATCCGAATCGTGAGATCCGGAAACATATATGCTATAACACGGTAGCGCGGCATCCCCTGGTCTGAACTTTATGTCCAGTTTCGGTGATGTTACGTACGTGTCAAAAACGTAGCCGCCCCAACCAGAATTACGGTTGTGCGGTCGTCCCCATTGTTGCGCGATTAAGTGCCCGTCACCCATTCCTGAAGGACCATATAATTTCATATGGTCCGGAATAAGTGTAAGCAAGTAATCAGCAATTTCCGGGTATTCTATGTAGAGAGCATTATGGAGCACAAACAACGTTTGTACACTCATAAGATCCTTAACATAGACTGGACGTATATCAATTCCCTTTAAGTAGTCGGCCCCACAGCTTTCGCGAAAGGGGCCTCTCGTGTACGATTTGTTCGCGTTGATAGTAAAACCACAACGTGTCAGCAAATCAACACACTCACTCACTGCATTGGTGGGGACAATTATGTCATCCCCATATGCATTTACTTTAGTACTCCTAGGAGCGCAGCTTTTCGCCAGCGCATAGAAGATCAATGTTTCTAACGGGAACGTAAATCCATTCCCCATTGATGAAAATTTCTCTAAAGTAAGAGTGTCGCCTTTCCAGTCGATCTTGTTACTCCTGAATCTCTTCAGGAAACAGAACCAGTCGGTTGGGAGAAGAAATCGGACTAGCTCATATGAGATAGTATCCGAAGCACTACTTAGGTCCAGGGTTGCCAATTCCCCGGTTAACGAACCTTCTCTAGCCAGAGCTTGATTTAAGCTTTGGTCAGAGATGTCGACACCACTACGCTGGAGCAACTTAGCCATATAGTCACCGATGCCTAATTGGCACATCCCATTTAAGGGGGGTTCAGTGACCGTACTACGATAAGTCTTTGCGTTTTTAGGGACGAACGATAGCTTTCCGTTATGTATTTCAACGGTAGCTAACCCACACTCTTCAGAAAAACCTTGAAGGTGCGGCAATTCGTACAATACCTCGGTGAGGTACGGTACTAGGGGTTCACTACATGCACGCGAGTTGCTAAGTTTATTAGCCGTACTCGCAGTACGTTTTTTTGCAGCGTCGTAGCGCCTGGGCCATAGCGGAG